ATATAGCTAGAACTTTGTTGACAAAACATAAAGTATCTGCTACAGTAGGTCATAGTCATTTATTAGATTATGCTACATCTACTTTACCAAATGGTAAAAAACTGTATGCTTTATCTGCTGGATGTTATTTAAATCATAAAGAACATTTTGCTAGAGATACTCAACATATGTGGTGGAGTGGCATTATAGTTAAAAGAGAAGTAAATAATGGATCTTATAATATTGAGACTATTGATTACAATGCAATAAGGAGAGAATATGGTAGACGATAAAGTACATTCACCTTCTCACTATAAACATGGTAAAAAAGAAACTATAGAAGTTATACAAGATTGTATGACAAGTGATGAATATCATGGATATTTGAAGGGCAATGTTTTGAAGTATGTTTCTAGATATAAATTTAAAGGTGAACCTTTACAAGATTTAGAAAAAGCTAATTGGTATTTAGGCAGATTAATAATGGAGGTAAAGACAAATGAGAACACTACCAAAAGGTAACATAAGTGAAGATGCGTTAAGTCATGGTGAAAGAATGGCTTTACTTGCGGAGATAAATGGGCTATATGATATTATAATATATGCTCAAAAAAGAATAAATAAACTAAGAGATAAACTACCAAAGGAGGATAAATAATGGGAGCAGTAAAACAGGCAATACTAGAACTTGAGGATATGGTTTGTGATTGTCTTCAAGCAGGTAGAACTCTTAATCAAACTATAAGAGATCTGCGAATAGAGTACAATAAACCTAATATAAACAATGTATATTTACTAGATGAAGATTTAATCGAAGATAAATATTACCAATTCAGGGGGTCAGAATGAGAGATAACTTTATAAAAGCTATGATAAAAAAATATCAAGCAGAGATTGATGTAGCAAAAGCTACATTAGAAGTATACCTAGATAAACCTGTAGGTATAGGAGAACATCCACAATTTGCTGTAGAGATAGATAAACAGCTAGAGATTATAGGATGTGCTTCAGATAAATTAAGGGTAATTGAAAAACATTATCCTAGTGATGATGATATACCATTTTAATAGGAGGATAAATGGAAAAGAAAGAAGAGCAAATACAACAAAAAGCTAACCCTAGAACCTATGTTATAGGTTCTGAACAATTAATGGATATAATGAGATATCTTATGACTAGACCTTATGGAGAAGTTGTTAAACTAATGAATAGTTTAGCTGGTTTAACTCCTGTGTCAGGGGGTGAAACTGATGTCAGAAAAAAATAATTTAGATAAATATACTGGTATACTATTTGAATTAAAAATAGGTCTTAATAAAGATAATGCTATAGTAATAGATTATGGTGGTAAACCTGTAGCTAAAATTAGAGAAGCACTTAAAGGTTATCCCTATCATGGTAATCTATGTGCTGCTGTAATTAATCATGCTAATTCTGTTGGGAGAAAATTACAAGATGATATTAAACAACTTATACAAAAAGTTTAGATATTACTTTTGGCATAACTATGTTATGAATAAATTAGAAGGTTATGCTAGTTCATTAAGTAACTGGTTTTGGCGTAAACGTTGGGGTGATAGAAATTTATATCGTCACAAATATTACGACCAAAAAAAAAGACCACCTGACTAAAAAGTCAAGCGGTCTTCGTGTTGCCTGCGAGGGGAGTCTATTAATTTAGGCTTCCCTTTTTTATTGCAGATTATCCATTTGTTCTGTTATTGGTTTTCTTTTTGGTAATAAAAAATTTTCTGTTTGAATTACTGGCTCTATTCTATTTTTGTATACACTTGATAATATGTTTACATAGTTAGGATTTTCTGCATATGTAGACATACCTTTAAACATTTCATTTGGCCCTTTATCTATTGAGTTTCTAGCATTTTCATATCTATCATCATTTGCTATTAAATTTACAAAAGCTCTAATGCTTGCTTTGCTATCATCAAATGATCTTAACTTTGCACCACCAGATGTCTCTATATAATTTTGATCACCTGTTGCATGTATTCCAAAAAAATTATTAGCTTTTTGTGCAGTAGGTGCACCTTCAAAATTAAAATTACCTGTTTCTGTAGCTGCAATTGTTGCTATAAAAGATGATGGTATCTTTCTTTCAATAGAATCTTCAGGATATTCCTGACGAACTTCTTCTACTGCTTTTATAAAATCTTTTGTTTTAGATATATCAGCCATACTTATATTTATAAATAAAATTGCACTAGCAATTCCAAGCCCTAAGAGCTTTATTAATTCTAGAATTTGGATCATTAGCTGTTTTAGCAGATGTTAGTTTCTTTTTCATCCCCTTCATACGGGCACAGAAACTAGCTCTGCGTTTATTTCCTACTTTTTTACTAGGTCTTTTTAAATTAGCACCAGTCTTTCTTTTAAAATATTTACGACCTGCTTCATTTAATCCACCTGAGGGGTTTTGGTATTTTTTAGCTACCATTATTTTTTCCTAGCTGTCATTGCAGCTCTTCTAAAATTAGCAGCTGTGGGTGCACCTTTAGCACCTTTCTTTCTCATTTTGCCACCACGCTTTCTTTTAGCATGAATGTTAGCATATAGTCCTTTTCTCATTATTTTTTCTTCTTCTTTTTATTTCTTAACATAGCGAAGTCTTTTTTGGTTAATTTACCATCTCCATCCATGTCTAGTTTTTTTCTTTTACCTACTACTTTTTTACCTTTCATAGGTTTCTTTTTCATTTTACCATAATGTCCTGGCATTAGCTGTACCTCCTGTATTTAGCTGTTTTTTTTGCAATCCCTTTCGGTTGCTTCACAAACTGTTTGCCCTTTTTTGTTCCTCTTCGTTTTGCTCTTGTCGTTGCCGCATACTCCGCAGATGATAGACTCTTGATCGCCTTCTCTGGTAAATATCGTTCTCCAGTTACCGAAGATTTCTTGCCTGATTTCGTTCTCGATTTGTCTTTTTGCTAGTGCCATTATGTTTTTCTCCCTCTTCTTATAGCGTCTTTTCCTTTTTTAAATATAGATGCTACTTTTGATTTACCCATAACTTTTGCACGTTGCTCACCTACAGTAAGTATTTGGATTTTTCTTGCGAAGGGTTTATTTATTTTTTTAACTTTTGCAACTGTTTTTCTTGCATCTGCTGGTGTTGCAAATTTTATACCGACAGTATCTTTTGGATTTTCATCAGTATATAATCTACGGCCAGACCCTTTAGGTTTTTTACCAGTCCCTACTTTAGGATCTCTTTTTTTTGCCATAAGATTTCATTTGTTTAATATGTTTCTCAATAACTTTACTTTGTTTTTTATGTAAAGCAGATGCTTTTTTCAGAGCCTTAGCAACTTTTTTTATTTTCTTAACCATGTTTTATACTTATCTCTCCAATAGTTTTTTCTTTCAAGTAATCTAATTTTATATTCTAAGTTATTTATACCTAAAATTTTTTTAATAAATGTTATCATTACTTGTAGCCACCCCCAGCTGCCTTGTACTGCTTCGCTAGCATCTGGGCTTTTCTGGCACTCCATTGTCCACTTTTGCCACCCTTTGTTCCAGCCATTATTTTATTAAATAATCGCTTTCTCATAGTTGGTTTTGTGTAATTACCTGCTTTATTTACTGTGCTTTTTTTCTTCGCCATCTTTTATCTCCTTATATTCATAATCATAGCTTCCTTCCTGTACTTCATCTGTAATCCATTTAGAAGTATCTTCTACGGACCAAATTCTAGTATTAACTAATCTATGGATAAGAGGTTTTCTTGGATCAGCTGCCATAGAAGGATCAAATATCCTTAGTCTATTGTTGGGTTGTATTGCATAGTTGCCATCATCTAATTCTATTACATGTCCACATTTATGTTGATCAGGTTTTTCTGCATAACCAAAATCTAATTCATTATAATCACCAGCACACCAATCAATTGTAAATAAATATGTGCCTTCTCTTTGTTTTTTTCTTCTAGATGTATATATCATTTTACAACCATCTAATTGATAAAATTTTGTAACACTTACATTGTAACTAAAAGAATCCCATAACATCAATTCATTTAAAGGTAATTCTTTTATTTCTGGTTTTTTACAAAATGCAGATATAGGTGCTCTCCACCATATACCACCATCTGTCATCATATAATGAAACAAAGGTACTTGTTTTGGTATTGATGTAAAACCAAAGACTACACATTCAAAGTATTTATCATGAGAATCTTTTTGATCTCTTAGATAATTACCTCTTACATAGCATTCTATTGGTGGTATGTTTGCGTTTAAATACATATTTTACTCCTGATCATCATGCCATCTATCATTTATTTTTGATGCCATCCAAACAGCCACAGGAATACATAATATAAATGTTAATTCCATTGATTGTTTAACTGAATAATCAAAATAATGATTTAGCATTGTTGTTATTAAAATAGGAATACATCCCCCAACAAACATTAAGATAATTATTCTATACTCAAAAGGCGGTTTAGCCATTATATATCCTGACTATGACTTAACATCTGCTGTTTAATTTTTTGTTTTTCTCTTTTGTATTTTTTATTATGTGCAATAATTTTATTTTTATATCTTGATAAAAATTGCACTACTGGATTTCTTTTTTTAAATTTCATTTTTAGGTACACAAGTAAAGGTAATAATAATTTTATTATTATTTATCATATCTTTTCCAATAACATCTAATAATGTTATTGTCTCCGTTAAACCAGCTTTAGCACAATCATACCATGAATCATACAAATCCA